TAAGATAAATTAAATTATATAATAACTTATGAATAATACTTTACTTAATGGTCTACAGTTGTACAGAGGTAAAAGATTCTCTGATCTTGTAGACGAAAACATGATTTCTAATGCTTTGCTTACAAAGCCTCATGAGGTTGCTGGTATCTTGTCTCTTGTATTCGGTACAAAGGATGATGGTGTATCAACTACTATTGATATGATTACTGGTGGTCTTGGTAAAACAATGACTATCGAAAACCGCGAATATGAATGGGCTGTGCAGATTGACCAAGATCACGCAGTTAATATTCGTTATGCTAAATATAATGGTGCTGTAATCGACGCAGCTACAGCAGCTACAGTTACTGCTGGTATTGGTAACTCTCCAATCTACCTCGGTCTTGAAGAGCGTTACTTCGGTCCTGGTGCTATTCTGTCATTCGACAACTATCGTTTCCAGGTTCGTATTTCAGGTACTCCTTATCAGGATGGTAGTGCTTGGGTTTATGAGTGCTACGTAGCAGACGCTGGTTCTGGTGCATACATTCCTGGAGAATATCTTCTCCCAGGTCGTCAGGTAAGTCGTATCGGTTCTGCATACGAAGAGTATTCAGATGAGGCAGATATCCTGAACTATCAGACTCCATTCAAGATGAAGAACAACTTGATGACAATGCGTCTTTCTTACGATATTACTGGTGATGCTTACTCTACAGTATTAGCTATCGCGTTGACAGATCCTGAGACTGGCAAGAAGTCTTACCTCTGGTCTGACTACCAGTATTGGTTGGCTCTTCGTGAGTGGAAGAAGCGTGAGGAATATCAGTTGCTCTTTGCTAAGTCTAACCGTAACGCTGACGGTACATACTCTAATCGCGGTACAAATGGAAGACCTGTTGCAATCAGTGCAGGTTTGTTCGAGCAGATTAGCCCAGCTAACACACGTTACTACACAACTCTTACAACTGAGTTGCTCGAAGATTACCTCTTCGATCTTTGCTACAATATGCTTGGTACGAATGAGCGTAAGTTTGTTGCTTTAACTGGAGAGATGGGTATGCGTGAGTTCGATCGTCTCTTGAAGGAGAAGGTAGCTAACATGCAGCTGATTGATACTAAGTTTATCACTGGTAATGGTCAGGAGTTGACTCTTGGCGGTCAGTTCACAACTTACAAGATGACTAATGGTATTGAGCTTACTCTTAAGAAGTGTGCTCTCTTTGACAACATGGAGATGTTCCGTCAACTCCACCCACTGTCAGGTAAGCCATTGATGTCTTACACATTCTTGTTCCTTGACCTCGGTATGCGTGATGGTCAGGCAAACATCGTTAAGGTTTGTCGTAAGGGTCGTGAATTCGTTCAGTGGTGTACTGGTGGTTCTGTGCTCCCATCTGGTTACGGTAACTCAATCAATACTCTCCGTTCTAATAGCCGCGATGGTTATCAGGTACACTTCCTTGGTGAAGAGGGTATTATGGTACGTAACCCACTTGCATGTGGCGTACTTTACTGCGATGCTGATGATTCAGAGTACAAGCAGGCGTAATCAAATTAAATAAATCTATATAATATACATTAGGGTGTATCGCTTAATTGAGTTACATCCTAATATATATCATATATGGAACACTAATTAAATATATTATGGTAGTTGAATTAAGAATTAAGAAAAAGAATCCATGGGCTGGACTATTAAAGTACAGCAGATGTTTTGATTATATCGCCCCTTATTTTACAAGGTCTGGCTCGATATATACTGGACTTACTCCAGAAGATGAAAAATATTTTGAAAAAGCTTTAGGTTATGATGAAGGCCACTTATCACGTAATAGTGATTTCTGGACTACATTCTGTGTAAAGATTGGTGCTAAGCCATTATTATTAGATGACTCCATTCCTCGTCAGGCTATGATTATTAAATTCCTTGAGGGTCATAAGAGAGTTGCCACATCACTTGATAAGCTTGATGCTGGTAAAGATTATATCTTAATTAACCGTCAGGCTGAAGCTGTTGAGCAGAATAAGATTAACAAGATGCGTAGAGATGCTATTCGCGAATTTGATAAGTTGTCACTTGATAATATGCGTAAGTGTCTTAGATTATTTGGTGTTAAATCAGATGATCTTTCTAACGAACTTGTAGAATCTACACTGTTTACAATGGTTGATAAGAATCCTAAGAAGTTCTTTGACAAGTGGGTTGATAACAAATCTAAAGATACAGAGTTTATTATTGATGAAGCTGTAGCTAAAGGTGTTATCCGCAAAGATAAGACTAATTACTATTATGGTACAGACTTAATTGCTACATCATTACAAGATGCTATAGCTTATTTGGATAATAAGAAGAACCAAGACTTGAAGCTTGTTATTATAAACGAAACAAATAATAAGTAATATAAATTAAACGGCGTATGACGCACACAGATATATACGAAAAGTTTATGATCGAATATGACAAGGAGAATGTCACCACGTCATATCCGTCGTTAACTGAATATGAGATTGCTACATTACTAGACAAGGCCTACCTAGCTCTAATAGCTCAAAAATTTACAGGAAATAATATGAGGCGAGTGCCATTTGAAGGTGATGAAAAAGCAGTCGAAGATTTACAACCGTTAGTAAAAACAACAGAATTTGTTAGCGTTAATAGTATTGGCAATGGATTACTATCTGTTAATTTAAGTGGTAGAGTAATGTTTGTTGTTAGTGTATTATTTGGCGACAACTATGCTGGTTCTGGAACTAATCAACCAAGTTTAATTATTGGTAAGCAGATATAGTCTAAAGATTTGTATAAATTTATACAGACCGTTAGTAATAAACCATGGAGTAAATATGCTATGTATTGTATATAGGGTGGTAAAATAATAGTCGCACAACCAAATGTTGAATCCGATTGGTATAACATATAGAAATGTAAATATACATATATATCGACACCAGTAAAGTTTACAGATAATAATAAACCAATATCATAGCAAAATGATATTTAGTTTGAGTTATCTGACTCAATGGCTGAAGAGTTAATTAATTTAGCTTTAATAATGTCTACAGAAGTAGTAGAATCTCAGAGAATGTAGACTAAACTAGAATTGAAAGGGCTTGAATCATGACATACCAACAAACAGTTTAGCTCGGTATTGAATTCGAGCGTAGGTTAATAGAGATAGACCCTTCATTTGAGGTTGAGAATAAGCCAGATACTGAAACAATATATTACTTTCTTAGCGAATATACAAAATAGTATGTAGATAATCTTCTTCAATAGCTAATGTAGGTTAAAGACTAGGGTTAGGCAGCATATATTTATAACAAACTTGGGTATCTTATTAAAACAGCATACTGTAATATTGATGATGTAAATATACAAAATGCACATGTAGGTGGTGGTGTTAAAGCATATGATGACGTTGTAAGTTTTGACTTACCATCAGATTTCTATAAGTATATAAGAAGTTATTCTAAATGCACAACTACATATAAGAATCCGCAAAGTATATAGACTGGAAATGATAATGAAGGTAGGCCACTGTTTAAAACATATATTGTTGAGAATAAAATATTCAATGATTATATAAATCAATCGTCAATAAATGGATACCTTAATAATGGTGGAATATTAAGAAACCCACTTGTTATGCCATCGTCTAATTTACAAGAACAAGGAAGTTATTATACTGTAGAAGATACTGCTAATATACTAAAAGATAAATATACTAATATATCAAATGTTATTTTAACATACTGTTCAATTCCATATACCTTTACTATATTAGATCCTAATCATCATAATAATTGTCCATTAAATTATTCTGAGTTTTGGGATATAGTTAAAGGTGCTGTAGATATATATATATATTAGTATAAGTTTGGTGTAACGCTTGAGAGCCTAAAGAGAAAGGCTAGACAATAGTTACAAGATTAGCAAAGTAATGAAAAACCATAGAGGTAGGAGGATTAATAATGAAATATATAGATATACTTGAAGCGTTTGAAACTGAAATAGGTGTTATCAATAAAACAGAAAAACCTCTTACTTCAGATTCATTATTCTGGCTAAATCAAGCTGTTGATAAGTTTGTTAAACTAAGATTTAACACAGATTTAGTACATAGAACATCATATGAATAGAATGAGAAGCGTAGAAATGATTTGATAAATTTATATGTAACTAAAAAGTGGGAAGTAAATGATTCTGCTAGTATGGTAGCTTTTGATGACACAAATCCACAGTATGATAAATACACAATATTATACCCAGTTGACTTCTTATTCTCATTAAACGAAGATACTATAATAACAAATTTGAAAAGAGAAAATCCATACAGTACTAGTATATTTGAGTGTACATCAGATAGTTTTATGTATAGGGTAACAAATAGTCTAACAGACTTTCATTACAAATATGGATAGGCTAGACCATTGAGGGTTAGAACAGATTCTGGATGTTATTTATTAACAGACAAAAAATACTTAATAAAGGAATACGTATTAGGATACTTACGTAATCCTAAAAAAATAACATTGGATTAGCCATTTGAAGAATATGGTGATTTCGATGATATAACAATTCCTGAGATAGTAAAAATCGCAGCATAGATGTACTTGGAAAATTCAGGTAATCCACGATATAAAACTATAACTTAGGAAGTTATGACACAAGAATAATTTTAACTTGGAAAGCCTTTGCTATTAACTTAGCGTGTGAGGTGAGTAGAAAAAATTAATAAAATATAAAGATATGATTACATATGTAAATGACGTTTTCGTAAGTAACGAAACAGGCGTGCTGTATTCTGGCAAGATTTCAGCACTTGCAAAAGCTAGCAAAAGTGCTATTGCTAATGTTGGTAAACTTGCTATTGTTGATATGGCAGACCCAGATACAGCTGTAACTGCTGTTACTGCTACTGCTACAGCTATCAAGATTGGTAAAATCACTAGCGCTGTATCAACTGTAGTTCTCACTGATGGTAGTGTAAAGTATATGCCAGTAATTGATTGGACAAATCCAATTCAGAAGAGTGCTATTAAGAGTGCTCAGTTTACTGACCATAAGGCAGATACTCCAGAGAAAATTGAGGTTGACTTCAATGGTTTGAACACTCAGATTAAGACTAAGATTGCAGCTGGTGGTCACAGTGTTGTATTCCGCATTATCTACAAGGATATGAATACACGTTTCCGCAAGTGGACAGAATCTTATGAGTATGTTACGAAGGCTGGTGATACAGAGCTGACTGTAGCAGAAGGAATTGCTAATCTTATTAAGAAAGATTACAAGAGAGCTAGAGTTAGCGTAGATTATGCTGCTGGTAAGATTACTCTTACTGCAATGAATTATGACGATGACGACTCAGTTCCAGCATTAAGTCCTGCAGCTACTGTACGTTTTGCAGTTTCTACATGGATTTCATTCAATGATGAGGCTGGTATTGTTGGTGTTGGTTATAGCCACAAGTACCCACTCGCTGGCGTAGTTGTAAAGAAGACTCCAGGTGAAGTTTACACTGCTTCTCCTAAGTATGTTCGTGATCGTGAAGAGGCTGCTATGGGTTACAATGGTATTGTTAACCGTGGCTTCGAAGAGTATCGTGAAGTTGGTCTTCCAGCACTTGATACTAAGCTCGATGGCGAATATGATGCAGTTACTATTTTATTCGAGAATATGTATCACACTGCAGATGATTTGAATCGTCTTACGAAACAGTCTGTAGAAATCTATCCTAAGTCTGGTGAAGGTGCTTCTTTGAAGACAGCTCTGACTCCATTCT